AACAAAGGGTGGGAATAAGACAAGTTCTATGGCTCAGTGCGGATATGTAACAGTATCTAGCGGAATAGTAAGCGGATTATCTGTTTATTATGATGGTACAGTATACAAGGCAGACAACGCTTTAACAAAAGGTTTAACTTTTACTGGATTAAACCAAGCAATCTCAATAGCAATCCCACACCCTAATCCTTGGAACTTTTTGTCTTTGGGTGGAGCGTATTATTCTGATGGAAGCCCTCTAAATAGTTTCTTTGCAGGCCCAATAGGTGAGGTTCTTGTTTATCAAGGAACACCAACAGCACAAAATGTTAAAGACATTCTTCAGTATCTAATCACACGCTGGTCATAAAATCATGAGCAATAGCACAACAACTTCAGACGTAGGGCCAACAAGCGCAATTATCTCGCTTATTTCCCTTATATTTTCATTCTTTGACTCCCCTCACGTTTGGCTTCAGAATATCACTCTTTTGGTATCCCTAATTGCTGGCTGCATTGCCATCTATGTTGGTATTAAAAAACTGATAAAATGAAACATACGACTTTACTTGCGACTTTAGCTCTCAGCCTTACGACTTTAGGGTGTGCAAGCCATGAAAAGATATCTTACACCGCGCCGTCCGTAGTAGCTGTTAAAACAGGCGTAGAGAAATTGCGCCAGTATGTGCGTCCAGAGGGACAAAACGCAGTTAAAGAGCTTTCTGATGCAATTACGACCTATCAGAAGCAAGTAGATGATCAGTCGTTGGCACTAGCAAAGGCACAGGGAGAAGTTGTCTACTGGCACGACAAGCAAATCAAAGCACTCAAAGAACTTTGGTTCTGGAGAGGCATTGCCATTGTTTCCATAGTTTGCGTTGTTGGGTATGTCGGAATCAAAACAGCTTGGCGTTTTGCCCTGTGAATAAAGAACAAGCAATATTATCCAAGCTATCACAGCGTCCATTAGACAGCAAAAAGTGCGTCTATGCGATCTACGGCTCTGTTTGTGTCCTGATTGTTTTTGCTACTTCTGCGTTCCTAATTCTGCACCATGCGGAAGCAGCAAAAGACATAGTGGAGCTGGCGAATTTGGTTACGATGTTCTTTGGTGCGGTTGTGACAACACTCATAACAGGGACTGCGGTAATGGATTGGAAGGCAACATCGGCACTTCAGCACATTGATGAAGACAAGCAGATCAAGATTGATTCAAACCAAGAGCTTCCTGAAGAAATGGATCTACACACTACAACTCTTCGCAGAGATCCCAAAGACTATCTTTTGACCCATGACACAGCGTTTTAGGGCGTTCCTTCCTTTCATCTTTGAGCATGAGTGCGCCTTTGCCAAGGGGCATTATGGAGACTATAAGTTCGTAATCGCGGAGGAAGTGAAAGGGGATGACGGAGGGATCACCAAGTGGGGATGCGACATCCGAGAATTCGGTGCAAGTCCGTTTAATCTTAGTGTTGACCAAATACGCAATCTCACAATGGATGGAGCCACTAATCTTTACTGGAGAAATTGGAATAGATTCCATGTGGAAGATATGAAGTATCCTCTAGGAGAGGCATGGTTCAACTGCAAAATAGTAAGTGGCGCAAAACAAGCCAATTTAATCTTGAATAGGGTTGGCGGAGACGCTGGAAGATTCATTAAAGACCAACAAAGGGTCAACCTGATGATTGTTCATGCCCATCCATACGATGAAAAATTTTTGGCGGGTTGGCAGAATAGGCTGGACGACTTGCAAAAGTTTCTACATATCCAGACTTCGTGAAACATCAAAAGCCTGATAATCTTTCAGACCAAGAGTGGCACGCAATCAAAAAATCAATACAGATAATAACCGAACACATTCCAAACCTAGCCTTGTTCATGAACTGGGTCAGCGATGAGGGTGATACAGAACACGCATTCATACTGGAGGGTAACGCCTTCGCGCTAGAGAACCAAATAAACAAGTGGTGTGACGGCGACTTTGATCCCATAGAATTTGATCGGGACGAAGACGACGACAAACCCAAAAACTACAAATAAAATGGCAAACATAGTACACAAGTGGAAAAAACTAATGGCTGTGTCGTGCAGTCACGCACGTTATGTAGACAAAGAAGCATGGAGTCATGTTTTAAAATTCAAGGAGCGTTTTTCCCCAGATACCATATTGCATCTTGGCGATTTCATTGACCTATCTGCGCTAATGGGCAATGGGGCTGGATCTGGGAGCAATGGCGATGAGGTAACGCCGGACATTGATACTGGCCTAGTCCATCTGAAACAGCTTATGGCAGGCTGTAAAGACCCATACATCCTATGTGGAAATCACGAAGACAGGGCATGGAAACTTGCTCACTCAAAAAACTCTGTAACGGCATACTGCTCCCACAAGATCATCAACGCCATTGAAGATACGGCAAAGGATTTAAGGGCACGCCTAATTCCATACTCAGGTATAGAGCAGATGGTGGACATCGCAGATTGTGGATTTACGCATGGGACGATCTATAATGAAAATAGTGCCAGAGACATGGCAATGGCATATTGCAATGGAAATCGGCGCAAAATCTGTTTCGGGCATACTCATAAGGTTGCAACGGCAAGTGCCAAAACATACGCCGGAGGAACTGGGTACAATATTGGTACTCTAACACAACGAGGGTCGCTAGAATATGCCAAGAATCGCCCTAGCACATTTGCATGGACACAAGCCTACTTTTGGGGTGAGTACTGCGAATCACTCAACCAATCATCTTTCCAAATAACACAGCGAGCGCATGGCGAAGTCTGGAGAATGCCAGTATAAACAAAAACCAAATAAATATATGAAACAAAAAGATAAAACAGCAAACGATTGGCTTTCGGAACTATTACTATCCACTGGATCATGCGTAAAGCCGGATGATGTGCCAGAAGGGTGGATGACAATGAAACAAATGGCTAAGATGGCAAACGCACCAGAGTCTACAATGAAGCACAGGGTAGATAACTGGCTAAAGAGAGATCTCTTGGTAAAGAAAAGTTTTAAGATATTTACTGGGAGGCAAATAGCAGAAGTGGCTCACTACATTAAGAAGTGACTTGCATTATGGTTAACAATCATTAGCATTCGTTCATGTCTTGCGGATGCGACTCTGGATCAAGTTATGATGGTGGCTATGGCTCAGGCTATGGCTACAATGGTATTTGCAACGCCGATACGCCGTATCCTAGCGTATCTAGCGAGTCAGTTCCTAGTTTGATTAACAATCTTACTTATGCTCTTTATGGGCAGATCCAGAAAAACGTCACCAATGGTCAGGTAACATGGACTATTCCTTGTGATCCTAATAGCACTGCAACAATAAATGGGATTCCTCGCATAGCAGGAGAGGGATTGCTTTGCTATATTATTAGGGCATTGAACCTTACTACCGCAACGGCTGGATATGTTACCGCCAACGGATTCGAGACACTTACCAATAAAACGCTGACTCTTCCTGTAATTAATGGAGCAGCCCTTTCTGGCACTATTAATGGAGGCACGTTTACATCAACTATTCTTACTAGCCCTACGATCAATACGGCGACTATTAATACTCCTACAATCAATACGGCGACTATTAATACTCCTACGATCAATACGGCGACTATTAATACGGCAACGATTAGCAATCTCACGGCTATTGGCACACTTGCGCTACCATCTGGCTCTATTACTACAGCAATGATTGCTAATGGGTCTATTATTGACATTGATATATCTGCAACGGCAGCTATTGCTAATGGAAAACTTGCAGGAAATCCAGTTAGCACAAATACAGCATCTACAATTGTATTGCGTGATGCTTCTGGAAATTTCTCAGCTGGAACAATAACATCTGCCCAATCTATAGTTACAGGTGCATCCACACTAGGTACTGCATCAAGTATTATAAATACAGATACAGGAGGTCATGCTTGGACAATTAACTCCAATGGAAGTGCAAATTCTGGGGGTGCTGGCGCATTGATAGTTTATGATGCCACTGTTCCTGCTACACGACTAAGCATAGGAACGACTGGCGTAATTGACACTCAAACAAACCCGATCACGAACTGCCCAACGACCGCAAAGGCGTGGGCATATGTTCAAGTGTTAGCCAACACCAGCGGAGCAGCTCAAACATTTATAGGCAACAATGTGGCAAGCATTGTTCGTGGAGCAACGGCTGGTCTTTATACCATTACACTTACATCTGGTACATTTAACGGGGCAGTAGTAATCTCACCGATCACAGGTGCAAATAACGCAGGAGCTAGAGTGTTTTTGTATTCTGGAAATACTTGTGTAATTCAAATGTATTCTGGAGTTACTTCAACGGATATGGCATTTAATATGGTTTATTTTTCAAATTAAGTAATATGAAGCTAATTACATATTCACAGAATAATGGAGTTGGGGTTATTGTGCCATCAGACCCATCTTTAACCATTGAAGAGATTGCGGTTCGTGATGTTCCAGAAGGATTACCTTTTTTAATCACGGAAGAATTAAATGTGCATGACATCTATGATGGTTATATTTCCGCTTATGATTACAACGAAGATACGGGTGCAAAGGTCAACATCGACAAAGCAAAGGCGATCCACCTCGACAAGTTCCGTGCCGCCCGTGCGCCTAAATTGGCATCCCTTGATATTGCCTACATGAGGGCAATTGAAGTCGAGGATTCGGTAAAGGCATCGCAAATTGCGATAGCGAAACAAGAACTTCGTGACGTTACCAAGATCCAACTTCCTGATACCCTCCCAGAAATCAAAGCCACTTGGCCTTCAATCCTGAATTAAATGGCTGATCCACTTCCCCCTAATCCATTCCCATTCCTAACTCCATCCTATGACGGAGGTAGAAATAGCATCTGCCGTGCTGATACTCCATACCCTAGCGTTTCACAAGAAAGCGTACCTAGCCAGATTGATAACCTTACTAATGCGCTGTACGGAGCAATTACAAAGACAGTCCAAGGAGGTCGTGTTATATGGAATATTCCTTGCGATCCTACTACATCGCCGTCAACCATTTTAGGTGTATCTCGCAATACAAACGAAGGTCTTCTTTGCTATATCATAAGGGCATTGAATACTGCCGTTCCAAATGCATTTGTTACAATTGATGGAATTCAGACACTTACGAACAAGACTCTGACTGCTCCTATTATTAACAGCCCTACCATTAATAATCTTACAGCTACTGGTACACTTTCCATTCCTACTGGATCTATTACATCTTCCATGATTGCTAATGGGTCTATTCTTGATATTGATATATCTGCAACGGCAGCTATTGCTAATAGCAAACTTGCAGGAAATCCAGTTAGCACAAATACAGCATCTACAATTGTATTGCGTGATGCTTCTGGAAATTTCTCAGCTGGAACAATTACTGGATCACTTTCTGGAACATCTACAACATCAACAAATGTTTTAGGAACAACCACTAATGATAATGCATCTGCTGGTTATGTTGGTGAGTTTGTAAATTCAACCATTGCTGTCGGATCTGCTATTTCACTTACATCTGGAACAACTGCAAATGTAACTTCTATTTCGTTGACAGCCGGAGATTGGGATGTCCGTGGTCAGGTTGATTATCGTGCAGGAGCAACTACTAGTATTACAATCTTAAAACAAGGAATTAGCACTACGTCTGCAACTTTAGGAGCGCAAGATACATTTACTGCTAATGTATTTGCAGCCGTTGTTCCAACTGCGTCAAATGACATTGGCAATACATTTAGACAACAACGAATTTCACTTGCATCAACCACAACTATTTACCTTGTATCAAACGCAACATTTACTAGTACGCTTTCTGCCTATGGAACTATTACGGCGCGAAGAGTGCGATAGAAACCATACAAAATTATGCCATACACAACCAAAGCAAATATCCCAGAAGGGTTTACTGATCTCAGTGAGAAGTTAGAACCTTATGAATCCCCAGTAATGGATGCCGTTGAACAAGATCAAAAAGAGCGCGTTCACTACCCTTCCCTATACTTCCAGAATGCTGAAGCATTAAAGAGTCTTCCAAAGGAAGGAACTGCCGTAATTCACTTCAAGAAAGTAATGGAGAAGACAGTTACGCAAGAAATTAACGGAAAGTCTGAAACCAAACATTGCGTTGAGTTGCAAATCAATGGTATTAAGGCAGGAGAAGCTAATGAGTCATCTAATGAATCAAACAAACCTGACGATGACGATGCCATCGAAAAAGGGCTAGAAGCTGCATCACAATCCTCAACCGACAAAGACTAATACTATGGCTAACGACAAAACAATGCCCCCCAGCGAACAACTTGATCCCGCTTCCTCTGGAGCAGGCCCAGCACCATCCGCAGACATGGCTCCTTCCGGCCCTGAGATGCCCCCACAAGGCGGCGGAGACGGATCGGTAATGGTAACCATGAAAAAGGACGCTTTTGACGCTATTCACGCCATTGTGCAACAACTTGCAAGCGGACTTGACCAACTCAAGCAGGGTGTTGAGCAGCAGGCATCTGGCGCAGGATCACCACCAGCCGAAATGTCCCCACAAGCCCCCGAAGGTGGCGCAGGCGGCGGTGCTAGTAGCGACGATGAATTCCTAAAGGGTCTTGCCCAAGAGGGTAGCCAAAAATAACTAAAACTAGATGTTCGTCAGCGAGATAATTGACGAAGCCTCTGAAATTCTTGGAACTACTGATCAACCCAAGATTTTCAGAAAGCTAACGGAGGCTATTCAGACTCTTATGGAGTCTGGACACTACTTCCATATCAATAACGAGGTAGATGTCTGCACTGGTTGGGATAATCAGACAGTAACGCTCCCTCGCGGCATTGAAGTGCCTCTCGCAGTCAACGTCGATGGCTCTCCTACTTATTTTAGGAGTCGCCTGTTTCAGTACAACGTCAACAAAGGTGGAGTTTATAGCGGAGTTAATTGGGCATGGGATGATCGCGGATTCGTTAGCACGATCATGGACATCCGCCAGCCATCTCAGCTAATTGCGGTTGCCGAACATGAGGCAGATGCAGGAGTTCAGCTTCGCGTCATTGGAACAGACGGCAATAATAGGGAGTTACGGACACAGCTTCCTAATGGAACTGGAGTTGATGGCGTTCTTGTAGGTGTTCACGCAAAATCTGATTTCCCATACGGAACCATCGAGCCAGATGGTGTTACTCTACAGACACAATCGGCAAAGGTTTCACCAATAACTAAGTTTATTTCCGCAACAGCTCACCAGTTTGTTTCTGGTCAATCTGCCGTTCTGAGCCTTGGATCTGGAATTACAAACAGCATTCTAATTGCAGGACAGACGTATTACATTGGATCAGATGATGCCAATACCATTCAGCTTTACCAGACAGAGTTAGACGCAGAGTCTGGTAACAATCCGATTTCGCTTCAGAGCATAGTTAACCCATCTTTAGGCACAGTTACCCTAACCGACAAAAGGCCAATAAACCTGCTCACTTGCGTCCAACTTCAGTCAACTCCAACTATTACAATTGGATCTCCAAATGAAGTGACGTTTTCCGTTGGATCTGGAGCCGGATTTGCTTCAGCCCTCCCATCACCACTGGCGGAAAACACAACGTATTTTGCACAGAGCTTGGATGCCACTGACCTTCAAATATATGGCTCTATTTCAGACGCTCAAGCGAACAGCAATCCTGTTCTTCTTTCTGGAAACAGCGGACAATTCAATGTTGATATTCGCAACGCAATTGCACCAGTAACGATTCTTAAATTCCCAGTTCCTCACTATTTTCAGACTGGCGATCAGGTTCAGGCATATACCGCTGGTGGAACACTTCCGCAACCACTTATTCAGGGACAGAATTACTTTGTATATGTGATTAGTTCTACTTCTGTATCAATACATACAAATGCTAATGACGCATTTGCTGGGACTAATCCAATTATACTTATTACGTCAGGATCTGGAAATAATTCGATTGTGAAGCTAATCAACGCAACGGTGAACATTGGTGCTACAAGCAACATTACGGCAAGTGGATTTAATTTGATCACTCCTGCTGGATCTGGTGCTTCTGCTACTGGAGTTTCCGTTGGTGCTGTTACAAGTGTTTCTGGAAGCGGAGGAACTGGGTACACAGCCGGACAAGTTCCATCAGTTACATTTAGTTCTCCTCCAACACCACCAACTGGAACAACGCAAGAGACTAGAACGGCTCAGGGATACGCAATAATGATCTTGGCTTCTGGAAGCACAACTAATTATGTAGTTGGATCAATTGTAATTACGGATGGCGGACTTGGATATATTAACCCTCCATCAGTAACTCTATCTGCAATCTCTGGAGCAACACCTCCAACTCTGACTGCAACGATTACAAAATCTTTCGTTTCATATTTTAATATTGTCTCTGGTGGTTCTGGATATACAACACCTCCTCAAGTTGTAGTAAGTGGCGGCGGAGGAAGCGGTGCTACAGCCATTGCAACCGTTGCCAATGGACAGGTTACAAGCATTAAGGTTGTTACTGAGGGAACTGGATACACATCCAATCCTTCCGTAAATATTACTGCATCCACTGGAGTGTTTGTTGAGTTCGCAAGCACTGGAACGCTTCCATCTCCCCTTAAATCTGGAACTGCATATAGGGCAGAGCCTCCATTAAATGCTAATGGCACATTTACTATTAAGGATGCATCATTCAACCCCATAACAATTACTGATGGCGGGTCAGGAACATTCTACCTGCAACTCAGTAGGACATTCTCTGTTGGTTTCAATAACCTCTGGACTGGAAATTTCAACGGAGTTGCAAACGGATCTTTGGTTTACCTTTCATCAGATTATCTTTTCCCGACAATAAGCCCATCTGCTACGTCCGCATATATTGAAAAAATAGCTGGATCAAATACACTGGCAAAACTCTATAGCGCATTACCATCTTGGGGTTCTGGAATCACTTTCCCAATAACTACAGGAAGTCCATCTTCTGCAATTAAGATAACAAGCGGAGGAAGGGGATATACGGCAGCACCAATAGTTTCTTTTGTTGGTGGAAGTGGAACATATACTACTCCTCCAACTGCTAATCTGGATTACCAAGTAACTTCATACACTATAACAAATGGTGGAGCTGGATATGTTACACCTCCTAAAATTACAATTTCTGGAGGTGGTGGAAGTGGTGCAACTGCTAGTGCATTTATTACTGGTGGCGTTGTAACTTCTGTTCAGATTCAATCGCAGGGAACTGGATATACTTCTGGAGGAACATTATCTGTTGCCGTTGATGCTCCTCCATCTGGAGGCACACAGGCAGTCATAGCATTTGCAATTACTGGAGTAGTCGCATCGGTAAATGTAACTGATGGAGGGACTGGGTATTCAACTCTTCCAAATGTCGTATTTACTAATGCATCTGGAGATACTACTGGTTTTGGTGCTTCTGCTTACATCCAAGATAGTGCAATCAACGTGGTTACACTTGGATCTGGTCAGTCCTACTATGGCATTAGGTTCGCGGCCTATGCAAAGGCATACCAAGCTACTTCTGGTGGTGGAAGCCTTCTAACTCCAAGTTCAATTCAGTATCTATCACAGGGTGCTGGAGTAACATTTACAACAAGTGCAACCAATGGAACGGATGGGTTGCCTGCTCCCCTTTCAGCGTCCACAACATATTCAGTACAAGTTACTGGAAATAATGTAACGCTACTTGATCCTGCCAATAACCCAGTAATTTTTGCCTCTGGCGGAATACCTACGCTGTCTACTGGTCAGCTATTTATGAATATTGTTAGGCAGTTTACAGCATCGCCTTCAACATCGCTTGTATGCACAAATTCAACTTTTGAGACGGGCCAGCAAATCACAGTGCGTGCAAATACTGGTGATAGCTTGCCTAACGGACTGCTTTCGTCGGCTCAATCAACTACAAACGTAATTGGTACAACATCTCAGTATTCAGCAAACCTAAGCCTTAATAGCACAACAGCATTAAGCGTTGGAATGACAATCTCAGGACAGGGAATACCAGTTAATACAACGATTACAGCAATTGTAGACGCATATAACGTGACAATGAGCGGTGCGGCAAATCTTACTGCCGTAAATTCTACTTACAGCTTCTCATTCTACTATTACGTTGGATTCAATGGCGGATATGTCCAGCCAGCGAATCAGAACACCTTTAATGTATACAATTCCTACAACAATGCCGTTGCTGGAACTTCCACTGGCCTTGTTTCAATCTATTCTACTGGTGATACTGTCCAAAGTAGCTTCTTTGTTGATTCAATATTGCCACCTACTCTTGTTAAGAGCATTCTGCACATTGAGAAGCCTATAACTGTAGGTTACGTCAGCTTGTACGCATATGATTACGGACGTAGCAACGACATGGCATTAGTTGGTCAGTATCACCCTTCTGAGACAAACCCTAAGTATCGCCGCATCAGGATTGGAAAGCCATGTGCATGGGTCAGGATCATTTACAGGATGGCTCACCCTACGATCACTAGCGTTTACGATTACATTCCAGTAGAGAACACTCGCGCAATTATGGCGGCAGTTCACGCTGTAGACCTAGAGGACAAGGATTTCGAGGAGCAAAGCAACAAATATTGGGCAAAGGCACTTGCATATCTTCGTAACCAACATGAAAGCATGACTGGTCACGCAATGGAGCCAATCCAAGTCAATGGATTGACTTACGGCGACATGACAGATCCTGTAATTGATTCTATCTACGGTGATATTGTCGGATAATGAAAAGCCCAAATATCACTTCCGGCAGGCAAACTAAGTCTACGGCATCGTGGATTCATGGAGTAAACTCTGTTAGAAACCCTTGGACTCTTCCAGAGGATCAATTCAAATGGGGAGTTAACGTAAACTGCCGTGGTGGATTAGTACAGACACGCAATGGATTTAAGATGCGTCTTTCTTTGCCCAAGGGTAATTTTCAGGGAGGAATTATCTTTAACGCAAATAAGCAGTACCAAAACGCCAACACAGTAACAAATCTTTCTGGCGTTACTATTAGCAACGAAGCATCGGTATACGATGTAAACGGAAATCCTGTTGTGGCATCAGATATTCCATACGCATTATTCTGCGTTGATGGGAAAGTATACTATTCTCCATTCCCTTTGACTCAGCCTGATAATTGGGATTCTTACTTGCTTCAAAATATTCAACTCGATCCAAACATTAAGAAAGTAAACTTTGTCATTGGAACTCAGACTGCAACTATTGACAATAATACTAATAGCACGGTCGTTCCATCACATCGCATTGTGATCATCCAAGATGGAATCAATCCGGCTGGATACTGGGACGGATCAGATAGGACTGGTCAAGTATCTAGTGATATGCCAATCGGCTATTGGATGGCATTCTCTGGCAATAGGCTATGGGTAGCAACAGGGAACATTATTGCGGCATCTGATCTAGCAAATCCTCTAGGATGGGCAGAACGAAACGAAGGAGCAGGTCGCGGAGATTTTAGTGTTGCAAGGCCAGTTACAGGAATGCGCGATTACGTTGGTCAAAACAACGATACAAAGCTGTATGTGTTCACCAACCAGTCAACGTATTCCCTTTCAAGTGGAGTACTTGATCGCGCACAATGGCCTAATACTCCAAACTTCCAAGCTACATTGTACCCTACAATTGGATGCGTGGCAGGAGACAGCATAGCATTCCAAGCAGGAATGATGTGGTGGTACTCTCAGGGCGGATTAGTCAGCGTTGACGTTGCGGCGGCTTCATATTTATCTAGTCAGGTTCTTTTTAAAGATATTGAGATGGCAAAGGCCAAGCGTCTCATGGCATCAGATGTCAGCGGTATTTGTGCGGTAGCATTTGAGAATTATTTGCTTTATTCGATCCCATACCTAGAGCCTACAAATAGTGTAACGATGGTATTGGATTACGCATCTGCATCGGAGTGGAACCAGTCGAAATCTCCTGCATGGAACGGTGTGTGGACAGGGATACGCCCTATTGTATGGTCAAGTAACGTAATTGATAGTCAGACTCGCGTATTTGCATTCTCGGTTGATTATGCCAGCACATCTGACGGATCTTTCAACCATATCTGGGAAGCATTCATGCCAGAAAGATACGATACCTATTTGCAAATCAATCAAGGCGGAAGGACTGAGGAAAGAGTGAATCGGATTTACTGCCAAATGGAAACGGGCCTTCTAGGTGATGCGATGGACATGAAGCAGATGGTTTATGGAGAGCTTGATTGTTCTCAGATAGCCGGAACTGTTGACGTTAAAGTTTCATACAGGGGAACTAGGGGGTCTTACTCAGAAATCCTCAATACGAGGCTCCTAGCCGCAACTGAGGGGTATCAGTACAACACAAGCAACTATGCAAAGCAAATAGACCAATTGGGGATACTTCAGACTCAAGCAAGAAGGCTTGTTACTGAAAATGTCTCTAGGTCAGGTGGAAAATCTTGCGAATCAAATTACACTTACGATGTGGACAAGTGTTTTAGCTTCTTAACTGAGTGGTGTGGAGCAATGGCGATTGATTCAATACGGATGTTCTTAGATCCTTGGCCTGATACTTCCGTTGGAAAGCCAAGCTACAACGAAACGCAATATTGTGTCGTTGCAGAAAATGGATCTAGCGAGTTAATTGACATAAACCTTGCCCCTGTAGAAGTAGCAGCCAATGCGCTCAATTCATGGTCTAGCACACAAACAAGAACCGTCACATATAGAGGATGCTCTCCGGCAGTATCGGTAACTGCGACCGCTTCATACGTCAGTTACACATCATTGCTTGACGCTCAGACTCAAGCTGGAAATCTAGCATCTCAAGAGGCCCAAAACTCTGTAAACAACTACAGAGCTACCCACAATTGCTAAGATGCCATCTATTATTACAGCCAGCCAGCCGATTAGCGTATTTCCAAATCTGTACATTAGCCCATATGGAAATGATGGAGTAATTCCGTTGTATTCTAGCATTCCGATTTCTTATCAAACATCTGGAGAGTGCCTTCCTTGCGTATTGTGTGGAAATTCAGTAATTCGCCAGCAAGTTGTTTCTCAAGAGGCTCAAAACCTACAACCAACGCTTGCTAATGGTGTTCAGATTGCTATAGGTGTTTAATCCATGAGATCATCCATTAATTACAAATACATCGCGCCAAACACACAGGAATTTCAACAACTACAGACATTTGCTAAGTCGTTTGATCATGAGATTACGCCACATCCCAACATCAGCGTTTACGCGCACTATCGGGATGATATTTGCTTCGGATACAGCGATCATGTGTTTGTTCCAACTATTTATCCGGCTTTTCATCCGGCATTAACTAGGCCAAGGGACGTTATTCAAGTTATGAACGATTGGAGAACACACACACAGCTTTCTGGCAAAGTTAGCTATATTGGTGTTCCAATTGAAACAGACACTCACCGAATGAACTTCCCAGAGGACACAATGAATAAGTTAGGACTTGTCAGATTGAAAAGAGAGATCTACTCTCCAGCTTAATTATGGGCGGCTCAAATCCACAACCTTCTCAGTATATTCCCAAACCAAATGATGATCTGGCTATTGCCCAGATGTCCAATCAATCTCAGTTGGGGCAAAATGCATTACAAAACCAAGCAAAAATGCTTGAACTTGTATCTGCAATTCCTCAACAGGCTTATACCCCTGATGTGTATGGCCCTACTGGTCAATTAGTTCAGGCCAACAAGGTTGCGGCAATTAATTCGGCAAATAGCCAAAAGCTAGAGCAGGCTCAGAATCCTTACGCAGCACAGGCTAGGGAGGGTCTTCAAAAAATGGCAGCTCAAGATGTTTCTCCAAACTATTGGCAGAACACAATGAGCCAGTACGGAAAACAGACTGGACTTGTTTAATAGTATGGCTAACGAAGATTCCTCTCCTAGCTACTGGCAAAACCAGCTTAATAACTGGACTAAGACCAAGGGTCTTGAGAACTACCTTGGCTCTGGCCTGCAAGATAGCACAGTTGGACGCAGTGGTTTTTTTGATCAAGCAACAGTACAGGGACAAGCTCTTCGTGAAGCTGGAGCAAGGCAAGCACAAGGAATTATTGGTCAAGCACCAGTAGTAGGCATTAACCCGTCTTCTGGGGCAGAACAGCTTCAAGGAGCCAGCGCACAGCAGGCAAAACAAGGAGTTGCAGGAATTAATGCAGCCGTTCAAGGCGCACAGGGACAAGCTCAGTCAACTCAGGATTGGATTAACCAAATGATGGGATCTCAGGCGCAAGCAGTAAATGCCCATAATCAGAATTGGCAGAATTACCAACAGGCCATGTACACGGGGGCAGTTAATAATGCTGCATCAGATAATGCAACTCAGGGTCAAATGTGGCAGACTGGAGGTGCGCTCGCAGGAGCTGGTTTAGGCGCGGCGATAATTATTTAATGACAAACACATACACACAAACATTAATCACTAAAACAAAAGAAAAAGCGAAAAAATGGATAAATAGATGGCCTAAATCGGCTGTCTTATGGAGTGGAGGCAAGGACTCTACCGCATTGCTTCATTTTCTTAAATTTGAGTGTGACATTCATCTTCCTGTAGTTCAATTCAGAGAACCAGCATTTCGCGAGCGTTACGCATATAGCGATAGGTTAATAAAAGAATGGGATCTTGAGATGCATGAGTATCCGCCAACTAGGATAGCAATATCGGACGGGCCAGATGTCAATACTGGAGAAATGAGGTTTGATCTATTGAAATACCAGCAATGGGGGAGCAAATGCATCGTGCTTTCTTTAGGAACAGAGCGTCCAATAGGCGATGAGAAGTATTTGTGTGGAGTTGATTTTTTAGGAAGGCCAACGGGAGCATTTAATTGGCCTTGGCAGTCGGTTTTCATAGGAACCAAGCAAGGAGACACAGATCCAATAAAAGGACACGTTCCCATGTCTCAAGACATCCGTTATGCGGAAGGATCTCCAATTAGCCTGTATCTAATGCGAGATTGGGACGACGACCAGATATATGCATGGCTCGTTGACAACGGAGTATCCCCAGACATGGATAGGTACGAGTGCATTGAAGGGGTATGGGATCATAAGAGGGACAAAAGCAAAAATGCTGATTATATTCCAACTTGTCTTAATTGCATCGACAGACATACGGTAGGACAGCCTGCGTATTGCCCAAAACTAAAGGCAACAATTAGCAATATGTCGCATCTAGCACCGTATGAGGACATTGTCATCCCAGACCTTGGGTTTAAACCTGTATGGAACAAATAATATGATACATGAATTCAAAACCCCAATAGATGTCGTAACGCCACTTGGTGATGGGTATTTATTTTATGTTCAAAGTGGAGGAAATTGGGGAAATGACATATTTACTGTAATATTAAGAAAGGGCGGCATAGTTAGGCATTT